GTTTCGGCTTGTTTGGATAAGGATGGAAATTCATTGATGACTATTATGGGATTGACAAGCACAACATTGTTGCCAGGCCCATTCCATTGTGTTGCTGATGGCAATTACATTTCATCAATTACCTTAACATCGGGTTCAATCGTACTTTACAACGAATAATGTTTGTAGGTATTGCAATGGGTGTAACTCCCTTCACCCAAGCGGGTGGGGCGGTATTGGCGTTGGAATACACAAATAGGGTAACTGCGGATGGTGGTTATTACGAAGGTGTGGACTGCATGATTTTCAAATTGGATAATTTAGATTCACAAGAATGAGTACACTTTTAGAACAAGCGAGTTTGGTTTTAATACCAAGCGGATACAAAGAGGATGTTATATATTCTCAAATACCCACAAGTGGTGCAGGCGATTTATCATTCACCAGGGCATCCGACGGAACACGCATAAATTCTGCGGGGTTGGTGGAGGTTTGCCCGTGGAATTTGATAAGTTATTCGGAGGAGTTTACAAATGCAAATTGGGTTGGTTCTGCGGGAGTTGTTGCAAATTCAACAACCGCACCAAACGGAACCTTAACGGCAGACACAAATAATGGGGCGGGTATTTATCCCGCAAGCGGACTTGGAGATGCGACTATGTCAAACACATCTTCAATTTATGCAAAGGCAAATCCAAGTGGAGCAAGTACAATAACTTTGCGTGTTAACCGTTTTGGAAGTGGTACTGACTATTTAGAAGTAAATTTTAATTTATCTACGGGAATAGCGGGTGCAGTTACTAATAGTGGTACTGCAAGTGGTGGCGTTGCATCAATGGAAAGTGTAGGCAATGGGTGGTATCGTTGTATTTTAAGTGGTACTTCTTCAACGACTGCGGGTGTTTTAAGTTTTAATCCTCAAAATGATTGTTTCATTTGGGGCGCACAACTAAACATCGGCTCAACCGCCAAACCCTATTTCCCCACTACCGACAGATTAAATGTTCCACGATTAACCTACCAAAATGGCGGGGGCGGGTGTCCTAGTTTGTTGTTGGAGAAGCAGAGTACGAATTTGTTTAGTTATAGTGAGCAGTTTGATAATGCGTATTGGTCAACAAATAGTGTTTCAATTACTGCAAATTCAGTAACAAGCCCCGACGGAACGCAGAATGCAGACACAATGACATCAAGCGGGTCGACATCTTTTGTTTATCGTGCCACATCAAGTTTGACGGGGGCGCACACAATCAGTTTTTTTGCAAAAAAAGGTACAAGTAATTTTTGTTGGGTATACTTGAATGGTTACAATGCAATTTTTAATTTGAATACAGGCGTTTATGTTACAAGTACAAGCGCACCAGATTCTTATTCTATTGTTGCAATGGGAAACGAATGGTATAGAGTTACAATTACCAAAACAAGCCCCGCATTAGATAGTGTTTCGGGTATTGGTGTTTCCGATGGAAATAGTTTTAATGGAGTAGTAGGAACAAATATTTATATTTACGGCGCACAACTAGAAGCCTCATCTTACCCCACCTCCTACATACCAACAACATCAGCAAGTGCCACAAGGGTGGCGGATGCTTGTTTTAAGACGGGGATAAGTAGTTTGATTGGGCAGAGTGAAGGTGTACTTTTTTCTGATTTTGTTTGCAATGGGTTTCAAGATTATGGAACACCACTTTGTATAAATGATAATAGTGTGAGTAATTCAATTTGGCTTACAACTTTTGGCGATGGAACATTAAGGGGAGAAGTATATGCAATTTCTGGAGGTGTACAAGCAACATTTTCAATGAGTGGGGGTGTTGTAGGGCAAAGGTATAAAATGGCACTTGCTTACAAAGCAAATGATTTTGCAATGTATATTAATGGCACACAAATTGGCACAGATTCAAGTGGTTCAGTGCCACCGAATTTAAGTCGTGTTGATTACGATTTTACAATTCCATCAAGTTATTCAAATTCATTGTTAAAAATTAACCAAGCCGCCCTATTCAAAACCCGCCTAACAAACGCCGAACTCGCATCACTAACTACCTTATGAAAACCTTCGCAAAATACGAGTTCACCCCTACCGAATGGGCAACACTCCGCAAGTTAATAGAGCAAACCACAACCACACCCGACGGGGGAGATTCCACGACTTGGGTTAATTGTGCAGTTGTTGAAATTGGGTTTATTGTAATTACCCCTGCCGTAATGGATGGAATGGAGGTAAAAAGCCCCGCAGTTTTATCCGACAAATGGGCGGTTGATATTCTATTCTATTCAGAACCACCCGCAAGTTTTGCCCCGTATGAGGTTTATCCAAATCCTTGTGGGGTTCATACTTTTAGCGGGGATAATTCGCTTTATCTTAAAACGTTTTGTGCGAAGTACCCCGACTCACCTTATTGCCAAGTTCCAGAACCAATACAAGAATAATGACCGCCGTTAAAAAACCCAATCCCTTACCCGTCAGCTTTGACCAATTTCGTAAGAATCCAATTGCTGCCGTATCTTTTTGTATGTTGTTGGCTGTGTCTTATTTGTATATGGACTTGCGTTCGGGGTATAAAGAACAGATTGAAAAAGCCAATTCAAAGATTGAAGCGTTGGATGTCAAGATTGATAAATTGACCTACGCATTGAAACGATCGGATTCTTGTTTGGCATCCGCTATGACTGAAATAAGAATAATGCAAACAATGAAAAAACTATGAAAACGGCATGGATTATTTTCACCGCCCTATTTATGACGGGTTATGTGTTCACAAGTGCAAACGCAAAACAAAGCCCTACAATCGATGAAATAGATGCGTTGCTTAACAAGGTATCAAAAAATGTAGAAAGTGCGGGAGAAGTCACCAAAATGGCTCAAACGATGAATGCAAAGATGGTTGAATCAAAGGTTGCAGAAAAGGAAGCATTGAAAGAGGATGTAAAGAAGGCAGAAGCCAAAGCCACTAAGTATGCAAATACCATGATGTTTATGGGAATCGACACGGCAATGGCCGACATGGACACCTTGTCAATTTCCAATATGTTAAAATTGAACGGACTGTAATGGCAAAGGCAAGTAACACATCGACATTCCGTGCAAAGCCCAAAAACAAATTGGGTAGACATACAAAGCACATCAACAAACACAAATCATTTAAAAAGTCGAGAGGCCAAGGATAATGAAAAAGATATTAGAGATTTTCAAAGGTGACCAAGGTCAATTCAGTTCAAAGCGTTTCGTTGGTATCATTGGGGCGTTTGTACTATTTGGGACAATGGCACACAACTCCATGTCACCCCAGGACATAGCACCATCCAAAGAATTGGTGGAGGCGGTTGAATGGGTAACGATACTCACATTGGGATTTACATCAATTGATAAATTTAGCAAGAAGGATGAAAACTAAACAAGTACATTTTAGGTCGTACAATTACGAAAAGATTGAAAAGAAGCAAATCTATTTACACCACACGGCAGGTGGACCAAGTGGCGAACAAGTGTTTCAGTATTGGGAATCACAAGCCAATAAGGTTGCAACTTGTGTAGCTATTAGCAACGATGGAACCATCGTGCAAGGGTTCGGAAGCGAGTGTTGGGCGTATCATTTGGGATTAGGTACAAAGCACTTTATGTCCCAGGGGTTGCCATTCCTTCCATTGGATCGTATGTCCATCGGTATTGAGATTTGTAATTATGGCCCCGTGACCAAAAAAGGAATAAAGTTCATCAATTATGTTGGTGGTGAGGTTACGGATGTAATTGAGTTGGATAAACCATACAAAGGATACAAGTATTGGCAGAACTACACAGATGCACAAATAGAATCTGTAAAGGAGTTGTTGATCCATTGGTCAACTAAGTATGGCATTGATTTGACATACAACGAGGATATTTGGGAAGTCAGCAAACGGGCGTTGAAAGGTGGTGAGGGCGTATTTACACACAATTCAGTAAGACCAGACAAGGCGGATGTGTACCCACACCCTAAGTTGATTGCAATGTTGAAGTCACTCACAAAGGAAAAGTAGCCATTCACAAAGAAGGGGGTTAATTCTCCCTTTTTTTATTTTTGTATGTATTGGTTATTTCAAATATAAAATGTATATTTGTGGTATGGATATGACAATCAATATTTACAAATGCGTTTATCGCACAGAACAAGGCAAGGAATTGTATACTAAAACTTGGTATGCACCGACATGGGAACACGCTTATCGCATGGCTGAAATTTATCGCACAGTCACTTTACACGAGGCGTTTGATTTTATTTTACAACGCATTTAATTTGGAATCTAAAATTATTTAACCTATTTTTGAAAAGACAAATAACATGGATATAATTTACTTCATTCTACTTACACCCGTTGCGGTGGTTGTTTCCTTCCTTGGATGGAAGTTGAGACAGTACAAAAATGACATTAACAAATTGCCAGAGGCCAAGCCATTTGAGTACGAACGCGATGCTTACATCCCGCACTTTGATGAGTACACCCAAACATTGTATCAATTTAAGACAGGCAAAAAATGAACAACCAATTATTAATTTGGACACCCGAGCTTAACAAGATGCGTGAGGTATTAGAAACCAACAAGCACTTCAAACACATCAAGATTATTGAGATGCACTATGAATCAGAAATAATGGATTTATGGCGTATTACATTTAAGGATGATTTGACATTGTGGGATGGTTATGAATTAGGAAAAGAATGTAAAATTATATGACAACACACGAAGCATTAAACGAAGTATTCAGCAAATCAAACAAAGAATTATCAGAGGTATTGCAAACCAATTACAACACCGTCACCACATGGAAATTTCAATTCAAGCGGAACGGGTTATCAATGGAAAAACAATTTGAGATTTTAGAGCAATTAAACTACACATTAAAAAACAAAATAATATGGAACAAACAAAAAGAAGTGCGGTAACCAATGTAACCGCCAACGGATCATTCGACGGGCAGTATGGCACATTGTACAAATTTGAAATCACCTTTGCCAATGGCGATTCGGGTGAGTATGCGAGTAAGTCAAAAGACCAAAACAAATTTAGTGTTGGGGTTGAAACGGATTACACCATCACGGACAGAACATTCAAAGACAGAATTTATTACAAGATTGCACCCGTAATGGCACAACCAGGGGCATTCCAATCATCGGGATTCACACCAAAACCCAAAGACCCCGAAACGGGAAAACACATCATGCGTATGAGTGTATTAAAGGTAGCGGGTGACCTTGTCATCAACGGGGACATTAAACTGCATGAGATACTATCCTATGCCCAAATTTTTGAGAATTTCGTGAACAATGGTGTTGACACTTTGCAGAACGCGAAGCCAGTAAGTTACGATTCGTCAGACCTCCCATTTTAGAACTAAAAAGATATGACACAACAACAATTATTTAGCCAGTTCACGGAGGGTGAATTGGCTACCTTGAAAAAGGCAATGGACATTTTGGGTAAGTTATTTAGCGATGCACCTTTAAACACCATTAAACCAAATGTGCAACTTCACGCATCTACACGGAATTTTCTTGACTATGTTCAAAAAGAATTTGGAAACGAATGGATTGAACGAAAGCATCCAATCCTGCAAAAAATTATGCGTGAACACTATGTTAAAGATTTGTACACGATGCTAAGGCAATATGACAAACATAACCTTGTGGAAATCGTTAGAAATAACAACAAAAATCAAAACATTGCCAAATTCCGATTTGTATGACAAACGATATTAGCAAATTAGCAAACATGATGATTGAAGTGGAGGGGGGCGAACGATGCCCCCTTGCATTCCACATTCATTTGAAGGAAATGGCGGAAGCTATTAAGGAACTACAAGACCAGGTCAAGCCATTGGCATTAACCGAGGCGGTGAAATGGCATGGACAAGTTTATTTGGGTTATGAGATAACAAAGAAAGCGGGTGGGGGTCGTTACAATTATGACCATATACCCGAAATAATTGAATTAAAGAACCAGGTGAAGGAGTTGGAGAAACAAGCCCAATATGCGTACAAAACAACCAACCAAGGTTTGTTGATTAGTGCAGATGGGGAATTGATAACACCCGCACAGTATATTCAGAATGAGGACACGATACAAATAAAACTAAGCAAATGAGAATGTTCATTTTATCGCTTATCTGTATTGTATTAAGTGGGTTGGGTTACGGGTGGTTAATTGTGCATCACCCGTATGTGGCCCAGTGCATCGGAATATCAATGGTGGGGTTGGGTGGTATTGTTTGGATTGTTGTGATGGTTAACGCAATAAAAAGGGGGCAATGAAGCCCCCCATCCTATGATATGACAAATAACAAACGGATAAGGCAAATATACGAATAATTTATTTTATATTTGTAGGGTATTACAGTTATGTACGAGATAACTAACCATGACCTTTTGCCCTTGGCATACCATCAACTCGTACTTGGTGGTTTGTTCGAGGGCTTTATTATTTTATGAAAAATACATTTACAACAAAAACCACAGTAGGCAAGAATTATTGCGTTATTGAGATTTACAAAGACCACAAATGGTTGACCAATTATGATTTTCATTTGGACAAATTGTATTTAATCCAAGGCAGAAACATTTATTTAGACCTTGAATGCAAACATTGGGGAACGCCAGAAAACATCGCGGAAATCCACAACGCGATTATCAAACATTTGTTGGCTAATAATC